CTATTGCAACCCTTGGTCAAGATATTGACACTTCTGTATATACAGCCCTTGGTGGTAACAAATCAGGTTTAGTGTTACTGAATACAACTAGTTTTAGTGGAGTAACAACTCAAGCAGTTAATACAATTTTTTCAGCAACTTATACTCAATATTTAATTAAAGTTCATATATCAAGTGCTGCAACTGATGGTCAAGTTTGGATTAAATTAAGAAATGCAACAACTGATAAATCTGCAAATTATACAACTTCAGTAGATACTATAAATTCAAGTGCAACAAGAAATTCATTTACAAATAATAGTGGTAGTGGTTTTATGATTGGTGAAACTGATGCTGGAAGCAGTAATGCATATTACAGTTGGACAGTTCAATTATCTACCCCATTTGCAACAAGTCCAACAACTGCTCAATCTCAAGGTGCTTGGTATTCAGCAACTGGAGAATGGCGTGGTTCTTATGGAAGTCATTTACATAATGAAAATTATTCAGCAGACGGAATAAATCTTATAGCAGCAGGAAATATAACAGGAGTAGTGAGTGTTTATGGCTACAATGTCTAAAAAACAAGAACCAATATTTATTGGAGAAGATGACAAAATAATTGAATTAAAAGGTGATGCTTTAGAAACATTTTTAGCAGAACAAGAACAACGAAAAAAAGAATATCAACTACTCGAAACGGAGTATAAGGCTAAACAAAAGGCAAGAGAAGACGCCATTAAAAAACTTGCAGAAGTAGCAGGACTAACAGAGGCAGAACTAAATGCGATCCTTTAACCACAAACAATTTTCTTTAGCTGCAATTGCTTTCCTAGCAGCTTGGCAAGCAACAGATTTTGCCCTTGACTATCGTGCTGTATTAGGTGCTGTTGTAGCTGCTTCAATGGGAGCTATGAACCCTAATGCTAAAAAAACTAAGGCTAAGTAAAGCAGCTGAGCAGTTACGCTCAGAAATAAACGCCAAGTATCCTAAACGAGATAAACGCTCAGACGGCTGGATAGGCGACCTATCACACAGCGCACGTAAATCAGACCATAACCCAGATAAAAATGGGTGGGTTCGTGCTATAGATATTGACTCAGACCTTGTTAAAGGATCATCTAAAGAATCTTGGCTATTAGCCGAAGATATCAAGATGATAGCACTCAAGGGCGACAAAAGAATAAGTTACATTATTCACCAGCACCGAATATGTTCCCCACGCCAGAATTGGGCTTGGCGTGTCTACAAAGGGTCTAACCCTCACGTATCACATTTGCATATATCCTTTACTAAGGCAGGCGACCTTAACGGAAAGGCATTTGGTATATGAGCAAACCTAAAGCAAAAAAACAAACAATAGAACTACCTGATGTTATGGCTAGTGAATTTGTGCGCGTTGTAAATACAGCTCACGAAGACGGCAAACTAATCACAGGCTTTGTTGTTTGTTTGGAACTATTTGACGGACGTAAAAAAAGCATAAAGATTGTTGCGAATCAAGATATGCCACAACACTCAGTATTTGGCATTATCAACTATGCAGCTGAGAAATACCAGTTTACAATGTCACCTGATGAAGATGAAGATGATGATTTCTATGACCCTGAGTGGTTTCACGGACAATGATCAACGAACTTTTAGGCATTATTGGTTTACTCATTACAGTACTTGTTTTAGTTATTAAAGCAACAGTTGAAATAACTAAAATGAAAAGCCAATTGTTTCCTAATGGTGGTTCATCATTAAACGATAAAGTGACACGCCTACAGATTGAGGTCACAAAAATTCGTAGTACTATAGATAGTATTAACACACAGTTAGGTAAGCCTAAACGAAAGAGGTAACGTATTAAGCGTTACGTTGTTATCTCAGATTTGCAATATCCTTTTATTAAGAAGTCTTACGTTGAAAGTCTTTTAGATTACATAGATTACGTTAAACCAGATAAGTTACTTTGTGTTGGTGATGAGCTTGATTGCCAAACAATATCAAGTTATGCACGTGGCACATCCCTAGAGTTTGAGGGTTCGTTACAAAAGAATATAATTGGGTTGAAAGGCTTACTCAAAGAATTCCGTAGTGCTATTGGACGCAGTAAGCCTTTCATTATGCAACGAAGTAACCACACAGCACGCATTGAGAAATACGTCTCAAAATTTGCGCCAGCGTTCTCAGTTATTGACGCAATTAAAATAGAAAATCTTTTAGGTTATAACGACAGAGACATTAACATAACTTATAACAGATCATTAAAAGAATTTACTAAAGGCTGGCTTTTGGCACACGGAGATGAAAATCGCCTTTTTAGCCAAGCTGGGGCAACAGCTCTTAATTTGGCTATGAAAACCAATAAATCTGTAATTTGCTCACACACGCACCGACAAGGAATTTTAAGACAGACATACGGATATGGGTCAAACCAAACAACAATAACAGGCGTAGAAGTTGGTCACCTTTGTGACGTTAAAAAAATGAGTTACTTAAAAGAATCTATAGCCAACTGGTCGGCTGGTTTTGGAATTGTATATGAGCAAGACGGAGTAGTTAAACCTGAACTTGTATCTTTTAATAAAGACGGCTCTTTTATAGCCGAGGGCGAACTTTGGCGTTAAAGCCGTTATCAAATTGTTATAATTCAATGCCGTGTTTTGACACAGGTAAGCCTTAACCTTTCTTTAACGAAAGGGGCATTTTGCTAGATAAACAGTTTTACCCAATATCACAGCTTTTAGCGCACGCTTATTACACTATGGATCATTACCATAAAACTAGGTGCTTTTTTGAAAAATGTGATTGCATAAACAAAATGGAACAATTGCAAGAATTTTACGGACTATTTATAGGAGTCAATTAAGTGGATTATTTAAAGAACTACATAGAAGTTAAAGACAGAATACAAATGTTTTACGACAAATACCCAGAGGGAACTTTGCACTTTCAATACAAAGGTGTTCTGGAATTTAATGGCGAAACATACATTTATGGTGAAGCCTTTGCTTATCCTGAACGCGACAAAATGGCTTACGCAAGTGGCTGGGCTTGGGAGCGCGTACCAGCTAGAGGTTTTTCCAAAGGGGCTGAAATGATGACACTTGAAACAAGTGCTTGGGGTCGTGCTATTGCAGCTCTTGGAATTGCTGTTACAAAAGGTATTGCTTCAAGAGAGGAAGTACAACGCAACGTGAACCCTGAAAACGACCCTTGGCAGACCCCACCAGATACCGATTTAAGCCAAAATAAGGGCAAAATTAGCCCCGAAACCCCTGTTCAGGTATCAGGACAAGGGCAAGGCTTAGAAATGGGCTATTTTGGGTCTTATAGAGTCGCTACAGAAAAGCAAATAAACTTCTTGCATAGTCTTTGTAAACGTATCTATACTGACTGGGATAAAGAGAAACTACTGAAATATCTGCAATTCCTAAGTAAGGAGCAGGAGTTTTCTAAGCTAGAATTCGCACCATACACAATTGTTAAAAACCAATTAGACGACAAAGAACATTTGGCAGATAACCTTAGTGCTTGGTTAAACGCTTCTAGACTTCCGTCAAGCCACGAACAGGCTGAAACGGCAGCTGCAGATTGGAAGACAAGCCAATTTTAGAACTATTACTGATTGACCCATATTTTAATGACGTTGAGCTACTACCAGAGCGTTACCGGAAAATTGCGTTCTGTGAGTCGTCATTAAACCCACAAGCTGTAAATCGAACAGGCAAGTATAGGGGCTTGTTTCAGTTTGATAACAGATCGTGGGAATGGGTAGGGGGTTCTGGCGACCCTGCACGAGCTTCTGTGCGTGAACAATATAAACGCGCACAGTTGCTTGTATCTAAGCAAGGATTTGAGAGAGCATTTCCACAATGCTCAAAAATTATGGGGGTTAAATAATGGAAACAATTGTTGTGTTCGTTGGTGTGTTTCTGGTGTTATTAGCGTTGTTTATGCGACAATAAGACACAAGAAAGGGGGGCAAATGAAACCACAAGACGTATACAAGCTAGAGCAAGTCTTGAGACTCTCAATTTCACAAGACTTACTCAACAAGGCGTCAAACTTTCATAACAAAGATGATATGGAAGAAGCAAGAAAGATAGTAGAAAAAAAACACTAAGTCAAGACAGGGGCAACAAATGGAACAAAGATACATAGATGCATTACTATTTGCAGGTGTAATACTAGCTGTGTTTGGTTTGGCTAACTTGTACGAAGTGGTGAAAAACTATGTTAAATTTGATAAGTAGATGTTTTGGCTGTGGTGGCTGGTGCTATAACGCTAGTTACTGCAAGTGGTGTATGCAAAGGATCAAATAATGCAACAATTCATAGTAGGTATGTTTGCTGGTGCGTTTGTAAGTGTTGCGTCATTAGCTATAGCAATTAAGTTGTACCTTAAATAATGGCAACATATATTTGGTGCAAAGCCTGTAACAAGATGATTGCTAAAGAACTATTACACGAGTGTGACAATGAGTAACGTAATATATTTGCATTACCATTACGATTACGATAACAGCAGAGAAGTGCCTTGCCGTGACGCCAAGTGTTACCAAAAACGTTTAGACGATAAAAAGAAGCTAGAAGAATACCAAGATCAAGTAGATCGTGATTTAGCACGTAAAGAAAACTTAATGCGAATTAACGATATGATTCAAGACCCAAGGATAGACAACTATAACGATTACTGATATAAGTATGACCTTGGTCGCTCGTGCCAAGTCTAAACCTAAAGTCGAGGGTTGGTTGATAGCCAATTTAATCGCCGTCAGAGGGCGTTACATTCCTATGCCTAATCAACGTAGCGTGTAACAAAACGAGAAGTTACGACATCACAAGCTGCTATTAACGAGTCTTCTAATAGCCAATGTAAGTTTGTGATGATATGGCAAGACTACGCAGAATAACCAATAACGCGTCCATTCGACAGTACGAAACCTCAGGGGTTCAACTAAGAGAGTGGTTTACATCTAAGCCATTCTCTGTACTTCAACACTCAAAGGTTCATAAGAAGATATAATGATGAATATATGGATATAATGAAACGTAATGGATCATCAACACGTTGGCGAAAACTCAGAGCATTTGTACTCAAACGAGACAACCACACCTGCTACTACTGTGGAATTACTACAGCTAATACAGTCGATCATCTCACACCCATCAACAAAGGCGGCACAGATGAACTCAGTAATCTCGTTACTGCTTGCAAACATTGCAACTACTCTAAAGGCTCAAAGACCGAACAACAATTTAATCGTAAACGTGCAAGAAAGCGAAAAGAAAACGAAATGACACGATTTTTTGAGCACGATAAGACACCACCGACCCCTGCCACTTCTTTCTCTCCAAAAGAGCTTAAAACGCCGTTCCAATTACCTAAAGGGGCTAATCGTAATGATTAAAGAAGAAAAGCACAGAATACTACCAGCATTAGATCGTGCGCACGAAGAAGCTTTACGTCAGGGAATCATTTCAGATTTGGACGCAGCTGGTATGGCTATGGCGTTTACTCTTGCTGGTGTTCTTGACGGTGGAACATTGAAACCTGTTGAAGAAGTTAAATATATGGCACAGTTGCAACAGATTCTGGATAAGTATGGGCTTAGCTTGTTTGGTCGTAAAGAGAAACCTGAATTAGAAGTTGGTGAAGACCCACTTGAAGCATTACGGCAACTCAGAACCGAGACTACAGACCACACCACTAATAAGCCAAACTAAAGGTCACGAAGTTGTTGAGTTTGCTAAACAGATCGGTATGCCTTTACTGCCTTGGCAAGAAAACGTCATACTTGAGTCAAGCAAAATTAAAGAAGACGGCACGTTTCAACACAAAACTAACCTGATAATTGCAGCTAGACAAAATGGCAAAACACATTTACTGCGTATGCGTATCCTTGCAGGGCTTTACCTATGGGACGAAAAACTACAAGTAGCAACAGCACAAAACCGAGACTTATCTTTAGAAACATTTAGACAGGTTATAGAAGTTGTAGATAACTTTGATTGGCTAAGACGTAAAGTTAAACACATAACAAGAGCTAATGGTCGGGAAGAAATAGAAATAAAAGGCTCAGGTTGTAGATACAAAATTATTGCACCAACAGCAGGCGCAGCTAGAGGTTTATCTTCAGACACAGTTTATTTAGACGAAGTAAGACAACATAAAACCTTTGACGCTTTTAGTGCTTTGGCTTACACAATGCAAGCACGCCCAAACTCGCAAGGGTTTTTTATCAGTAACGCAGGTGATCATCAAAGCGTTGTACTAAACAACCTTAGACAACGAGCATTAGACAAAATTGAAAAAGATACAGATGACGATATTAACTTTATGGAATGGTCAGCTGCACCACACAGAAAACTAAACGACATAGAGGGCTGGAAAGAAGCAAACCCTGCACTAGGAAGAACTATTGACATATCAGCAATTAAAGCCAGAATGTCAGACCCAACAGAAGTGTTTATGACCGAGTGTTTAAGTATGTGGGTAACAACAATGAACAGCCCTTGGGCTCTTGGCTCTTGGAATAGTTGTATGCAACCAATACTAGAACTAAAACCAGATAGACCAACTTGGTTAGGTTTAGAAATATCACCAGAGCGAACAAGCTGGGCTTTAACAGGAACACAAATACTTGACGACGGCTCAATAGCTGTAGGTTTAATGGAATCAGTTGAATCAGAATACGCAATAGATGATCTTATAATTGCTGGACGTGTATCAGAGTGGGCAAAACATTACAACGCCGAAGCAATCGTTGCTAACAGGTTTAGTGGTGACTCAGTTGTAGCCAAACTAAGACAAGCAGGCATAAACGCTGAAGTCATTAAAGGAAGCGACTATTACCAGGCTTGTGACGCAACATTATCGGCTATGAGTGGTGGCAGACTTGCTCATAGTAATCAACCCGATTTAACAGCAAGCGTTAATTCTTGCATTAAAAAAGCAAACGAGTCAGGGGCTTGGTATATTATGCGCCGACAACAATCAACAGCTGCTATTTCAATGGTTTTAGCAATCTTTAAGGCTGAACAATACGGCATACGTGGCTCAAACCAAGACATTGTAGTTGCTTAGGTGCTTGACTATTATAACGATTTGGTAAAGAATTAGAAGTTATGGGCTTCTTCCAAAATCTTCTTGGTGTTACACCAGACGACAGCGCAAACAAAGTAGACGCAGCTGTTGCACCATACAATTACCAACAATACGCCCAACCATTCGACTATTTTGGTTTATCATCAGTAACCAGAGCACAAGCTATGCAAGTACCAGCCGTTGCAAGAGCTAGAAACATTATTTGTGCAACTATCGGATCATTACCATTAGAAGTTAGACGCGAATCAAACAATAGTAAAGTTCCGACCCCACCTTTTATCAGACAACCAGACCCACGTATGACAGGACAATCTGTTTACACATTTCTGGCAGAAGATTTACTATTTACAGGTCAAGGATATTTAAGAATACTTGAACTTGGCGCAGATTCACGCCCTTTGTCGGCTGAATGGATTTCTGTAAGCCGTGTAACAAGAACACTTGACGCACTTGGTCACAACGTACGTTATTACAGCGTAGACGGTAATCGTGTACCCGAAAATGGTTTAGGTTCACTTATTCCATTTACAGGTTATGACGAGGGTCTACTTGTTAGAGCAGGAACAACAATACTTACGGCACTAGCTTTAGAAAAGGCAGTTAAAAGATTTGCCGACGAACCAACACCGAATGTTGTGTTGAAATCTAACTTGCCAATGCCAGCCGAAAGAGTTACAGCCCTATTAAATTCTTGGAAAGAAGCACGCAACACACGTGGCACAGCTTTTGTAAACGACACAATCGATTTTCAGAGCATAGGATTTAGCCCAGAACAATTAACGCTAAACCAAGCACGTCAATATATGGCTTCCGAAATTGCTAGGGCTTGTAATCTTCCTGAATACTATGTAGGTGGTAACGCAGGTGGCTCAATGACATACTCAAACGTCACAGCTGAACGCAGAAGCCTTATTGACTTATCTTTACGTCCTTTAATGACTTGCATAACACAAAGATTAAGCGATAACGACATAACCCCACGTGGTTCTATTGTTAAATATGATTTAGAAGAATTTTACAGCCCAAGTGCACAAGAACGTGCAGACATTTACGCAAAACTTATCCCACTAGGCGTAATGACAATTAGTGAGGCAAGAGAAAGAGAGAACCTAATAAATGAATAACTTTATTAAATTCTCAACCGACATTATCGCAGCTAATTCATCAAAACGTGAATTAACAGGCGTTATTGTTCCTTTTGGTCAAGTAGGACATACCAATATGGGTGATGTTGTATTTCAACAAGGCTCATTAAAAATCGGTGAGGGTATAAAACTTTTTACCGAACACGATATGACCAGACCAATAGGTAAATTATCAAGATATGAAGAAGACGACAAAGGAATTGTCGGAACATTCAAGATCGCACGAACGAATGCAGGAGACGACGCATTAGCCGAAGCACAAGAAGGTTTAAGAACTGGCTTTAGCGTAGGCGCAATGATTGACGATTACATCACCAAAGGTGAACAAGTAATTGTTAATGAAGCAACTCTTAGAGAAGTTTCACACGTCACATTTCCAGCATTTGGTGAATATGCCCAAATAACCGAAGTTGCTGCAACCGCAGATACTTCACAACCAACAACAGAAAGTGAGGAAACTATCGTGTCAAACGAAGTCACCCCAAAAGTAGTAGAGGAAGTTGCAGCTGAAGTTGCAGCTCCAGCTGTTGAAGCACAGGAACGCAACGCGCGCCCTGCAATCTTCACAGCACCACGAAGCCCTATTGTTTCTAAAGGTTCATATTTAGAACACAACATTCGTGCAGCACTTGGAAACGAAGACAGCCGTCAATATGTAATGGCAGCTGACACAACTTCCAATAACGCAGCATTTATTCCTACACCACAATCAACCGAAGTAATTAACGGAATTGCAAACGCTGACAGAGGATTTATTGACGCACTTTCACGCGCAACACTTCCACCAGCAGGTATGACATTCGAAATTCCGAAAATTAGCCAAGCCCCCACAGTAGCCCAAGCAAACGAAGAAGCAGCTCTATCTGAAACAGATACAGCTTCATCTTTTGTTTCAGTTGCAGTTAAAAAATTTGGTGGACAACAAACATTGTCAGTTGAATTATTAGACAGAAGCTCACCAGTATTTTTTGATGAATTAGTTCGTCAAATGGAATTTGCATATGCTAAAGCAACAGATTCATACGTAATGGGCGAAGTTGCAAACAATGGAACATTAAACGCAACAGCAGCAGACGAAGATCGTGAAGGATTATTAGAATACGTTTCTTCTGCAGCTGCAGCTGTTTATTCAGCTTCACTTGGTTTTGCTCGTAACATTGTAGTTAGCCCTCAACAATGGGGTAAAATTATGGGTTACAACGATTCAGGCAGACCAATCTATACAGCGACCCAGCCAAGTAATGCCGGTGGAAATGTTTCTCCACAAAGTTTAAGAGGTCAAATTAGTGGACTTGATATGTACGTATCACGTTCAATGACTGGAACTGGTGGAACTGGTCTAGGCGATTACTCAATGGTTGTATTGAATCCTGATTCATACACTTGGTACGAATCACCAAGATTGTCACTACGCACCAATGTAATTTCAACGGCGCAAATCGATGTCAACTATTACGGATACGGCGCACTAGCTACAAAAATTGGAGCTGGCGCAAACTGGTTTAACAAGACCTGATAAACCACTAAGACGTGAGGCTAGTCTCGCCCCTGTGGCTAGCCTCACCCTAAACGAGAGGAAATGAAATGCCAGAGTTAGTAACAGCAGCTCAGTTAAGAGCTGTACTTGGCGTCCCTAATACTCTCTATGACGACACAGCATTAGATGCAATTATTGATACAGCTGAAGATGCAATAGGTGATTTTCTTATCCAATGGAAAGTCGGAATAGATAAACACTATTCAGAAACAACAACCGAAACAACTATTCACACAACAAGACCACACCAATTTTATGAAACACAAACAGTAGCCATATCAGGTGTTGAAGCACACGTAAACGGCAACAAAACAATTTCAGAAATAGTAGACGATTACACTTTTAGAATTACAACAACAGGCGCACCAATTCACACCGATTATTACCACGTTATACCTAATGGTATTGCAGCTGAAAACGATATATCACAATATGACGGCATAGCAGCTGTAGAAGAAGCTGTGCTACAAA